GTAATCATTTATATTAATTGTCTTGTAAAATTTATTATATCCTATTATATCTTGTAAATTAAAATCTAAATAATAATAATTTTTATATTTAATTTCAGTTTTCTTTTCTTCTGAAAAACCATTATATCCGTCTGTAGAAAAAAAAGTAGCGTACGAATATTCCTTTTTAAATTTATGAATATCATAAATTTTTTTTATTTTATAATTTTTAATAGCTTCAAAATTTTCATTTCTTACATTTTTTATAACAAAATCAACCAATTTTAAATTTTCTTCATTCTGTTTTTCTTTCAAATTTTGCAAAATATTTTTATAATCCTCGGATAATTCATATCTTATATTATCTTTCCCTATTTTTAGAATTATTTCTTCATCGCTATTTTTCTCTAAGATTTCATTAATTATATCTTTTTTCACTCTTTTTTTGCTTCCAAATAATTCTTTTAAATCTTTATTATTAATACATTCCAACATTTTTTCTGCTCTCGCAATTACTATTTTGTTTTGTTTTTTCAATATTTCAATTTCTTTTTCGATATCTTTATATTCATCTCTATAATCTTTATTACAAAAATCAGTGTGATGACTGTAATTAATATAATATTCGGCTAAAAGAACTTTATCATCAGTTGTTAACTCTTTTTTATTTTCTATCTTTTCAACCAATATTTTATTTTCTCCTTTAATCACTTCTTCTTTAATTTCTTGTTTTTCTTTTTTAAATATAGACAAAATATAGTTTATAATTTTTTGCTTCAACTTCTTCACTCTCCTTAAAATTTTATAGTTATATTATACCTCAAATTAAAAAAAGAAAAGACAGTTTTTTCAACTGCCTTAACTTAATTCTCCTCTCTTCCATTTCTTAATCCATTCTCTGTATCTTTCTTTCTGCTTTTCAGAAAGACCCATAAAAGGTCTTGCAGGGATATTTATCTTTACTGATTTTGGTCTTTTAAAGCCACTCGCTGTATAAAAAGCTAATCTTTTTTTATTTTTAGCTGTTATAACTCTTCCTTGTACTCCAAACTGATGAGTAGTTGCATATATAAGATTAGTGCCTATTATTGCCTTAGTTTTAGTATTCGCAATGCTGATAGAGTTTCGCAATTTCCCTGTGTCTTGCAATATTTTAGCTGTTCCTCTTCTCTTTTTTCCGTGATATCTGCTAAATATTGTGTTCCCACTTAAATTAGCCCAAGATTTGCCGTCTTTATCAGACTGGCTCCTAAATCTCAAAGCAACTTCTTTTTTCATATCGTGAGCTATTTTGCCAGTCAAAAAGGTGCTATCATACATATTCTTGAGCTTTTCAAGACGTCTTTTTATTTGTTTGAAATCACTTATTATTTTTATTTTCATATTAAAAGAAAATTCCTCGTTTTATCTCTTTCAGATGTTTTTTCATTTTTTTTCTATACTCTTTAGGCAAATATTTCTCATAATCATCTTCGTCATTTTCAACTACTTTTCTGATAATATTAAGCAACTGGATTTTATCATAATCTTCAGGAAGAAAGTCATAAATTATTTCAACGATTTTATTTTTTCTTTTCTGCCATTCATAAATTTTATTCCTTAATTCTTCATCTTCCAATTCCCATAAGCTAAAACTCTCAAACATTTTATTTTCCTCCTTTGACAGTATTATTTATTATTTCGTTATATATTTCTAATGACTTTGGAAAATATCTTTTTATCAATTCTACACCCTCGTTATTAGTTATCAAAGCTCCTGTGAAATGTGCAAATGCTTCAGCAGGCAAAGCATTTTCATTTTCCCAGTAATCTGTCTTATGCCCTGAACCAAAAGTTACTTCATTTTTTGTTATCCCTGAAAATAAATCTGATATGATAGATTTTTGATAACTGGAATATCCTGAAAACTCTCTACCCATTTCTTCAAAAATTTTGTTTTCTCTTTCTGTATTCAGTTTATTTTTTATTTCATTATAGTAAATCCAGTATTCTTTTATAAGCATATCTCTCAAATTGCTTTTGTGTTTCTCACTAAAATAATTTGCACTTATAAAATTAAATGTTGTTAATAATTTGCCCTCGCTTCCAATAAGATTGTCAATATGATGTCCTATTTCATGCACAAGTCTTTCAAATGGTTTTTTAGCTGAACTTCCCATTAAAAATTTACCATTTATTTTAATTCTCTTTGTCAAAGGATTATATGAATTCCTTTCTGAATTTCTATCATATAAGTTGAATTTATCAGAATACTTGTTCCATAATTTTTTCATGTTTTCAGGAGCATTTTTCAAAACATCAACTAATGCTTTCTTTTCTTCTTCCGTTAAATTCTTTGACAATTTCTTTCCTATTTTAATTATACCCTTTTCTTTATTTTTTTCAATGCTATTTTTGTTAGAAAGTTCCATGAATTTGAAATCTATTTCTTTTTTATTCTTTTCAACTTCATCTTCTTTTTCTGAATAAAGTTTTTCTAAATCTCTTTTTCTCGTCGAAAACTTTCCGAAATTATTTTGAACATGTGCATGCTGTTTTTTCTTTTCTACAGTTAGCCCCATATCTTCAACATCTTCTTTAGTTATCGCGATAATACGGCTTCTACAACGATAATGAAGAGGTGGATACAATCCTTGTTTTATCCAATCTTCCAACAACATTACTTTCCCGTCAAGATTATGGCAAGTTTGTGTTTCTCTCCCGTCAAGTATAGCGTCAAATAATCCGTATTCAAATCCGTATTCTATACCCTCAAGCTGCTCTTCATATTGACCTCTTGACTGTGCAAATGCCATATTCATATCATATGCACTCTTCCAGTAATGTCCGTTTTCTCCTAATCCTAAACTTTCTAAATCTAATTCATTCTTGAAATCAAAATAAGTTTTCCCCTCTTCCAATGATTTCAAAAGCTTATTCTGTATCTTCTTTGTAACTTCTAAATCTGTAGATTTCTTAATCCAAAAATAATCATCTAAAGCATTATCTGTTACTCTATCAAGCTTATCATAGATTTGAGGAGTTTTTGACATTAAGAAGTCTATAGCTTTTGAAAAAGGTAAATTAAATAAATCTTTTAATACCTCATCATCTTCTTTGTCAAATTCTCTATTTTCGTTTCTCTCAATAATTGACAAATATCTCCCGATTAGTTCAGCCACGATGTAAGAGTTAAAAAACATATTACTGTTTGTATCTATATTTCTATACAAATCTTCTATACTCTCACTCGTGGCAATTACTTTTTTAAAACTTTATTTTGCTCCTTAGCGAATTTTTCAGAAGCATTCTTGATGTATTCTTCGATTTTAATTTGTCTTTCTGCTACAGATAGCTTTTTACTCTCAAATTCAGCTTGATTGTTTTGCTGTTCTATTTTCTTTAAAGTTTTGTAATCAAATATCTCTTTTATCTCATCTTCTTCTATCTCATAACCAGCTTGTTTCAATTTGACGAGTTCGTCCATTTTCAGATTTCTATTTTCTTGTTTTTTCTTATCAATCTCAAGCTTTTCAATTTCTTTCTCTTCTCTCTCAAGAGAAATATAATAATTTTCAGCTTCGTATCCAAAAAATTCTGCGTCTATCTTTATTATCGCGTCAAGCTGGTCTCTGACAAACATAGCCATTTCATCTTCTATTTTCTCTTTTTCTTCTTGATGTATTTCTCCTAAAGCATATGAGCCTTTGCCCTCTCCATTCGACACAGTAAGATTTCCACCAAGTAAATTGCTTATTATTTTCTGTTCGTATTTTTCAGTTATTCTCTCGTGAATTTCAGTATTTAAATCGCTCAATTTAATAAAGAACACATTATCTCTCAAATTACCGTCAGATAAAGGCAAGGCAAGTATATTCTTGCCGTGCATTGCTTTTAATTCATCTGCTGTTTTCTGTATTTCTCTCTCTTCACTTTCAGGGTCATATGCAAATACTATTATTGTATCTCCATACTTTTCTATTATTCCACGCAGCTTTTGTTTTACTTTCTCTATTTCAGAATAAGTATCTGCAATAGCTTCAAATCTTGTTTCTCCGTAGAAGTTTTTAACGTTCTGATTATATATTGAATGCAACCATTTAGACGGGTTTTCAGTTATATTAACTTCTCCTGCATTCCCATTGAAATACCAATATTTTTTTTCTTTATTGTATTTTATTATTTCAAAAGGTATATTCTCAAATTTCTCGATTGTGTAATCTTCATTGTAGATAATTTCATTGACACTCATACCAAAGAATATTGCTTTACATAGATTGTTTAGAAAAGCAGTTTTGTTTTTTATCTTATTAATTCTCTTCTGAATTTCAAGTATTTTAGTATCATTTTCATTTGCATTATCATTTGTTTTCTCACTTTTTACAACGAGTTCTCTTGATGTAACTCCTCTGATAAGAGAGTTAATTGCCGTATTTACTGTTACATCTCTTGCAATCCTGTATTTTAACTCTGATGTCATTTCGACTTTAGTATCTCCTACGTTGCCTATATTCAATACATTCAAAGCTATCTGATTTATTATTTCTTTCTTTATATCTGCCATATCTACACTCCTATTATTTTTCTTCCTATAGCTAATCCTTTTGATTTGCTATAATCGTAATTACATAAAGCCAAAGCGTCGGCTTCGTCAGGCGAACGATTTAAATTTTCTTTTATTTTATCTTTCTTCACAAGTTTAAATCTTCCCTTGTCATCAAATTCATAAAGCTGTGCAAGCAACTCTTCTTTTAACGAATTGCTTTCTTTGATTTTTAAATTATTCTTCATTGCTTTTCTTAATTCGAAGTACATTTCCGTTCTAACGTTTTTATATTCTTTTTCATTTTTCGCTTCTGATGAAAAAGTAATATCGTTTACTTTGACATTACTCAATCTCATTCTCTTAAGTTCCTGAACTACACCAGTACCTACTCCTGTACCGTCTATGTTCAAAACAATAAATTTTTCATTATTGTTATTGCAAAAATCTATTATCTTTTCTTTTAATTCGACTGTATCAATAGAATTACTCTTAAAGTATCTGAAAGCGTAATTACCTTTCTTTACATAGATAACACTGCTATCTCCGCCGCTTCCTTTCCCGACATCTATGCCTAAAGTTATTTTTTTGTATTCTTGTATTTCTTCTTCTCTACTGAATGAATTGCTTATTATTTCACTATCAAAAACAGCATTTTCATTTTGTGTAGGTGCTTCTCCTTTAAGCCTTACTCTTATCACATCGCTGTCTTTCCCATACATGTCCTCTAAATCTTCTATCTGCTGCTTACTCATAAAAGGACTATTATAGCTGCTCATTCTTACAACGAAAAACTTTGATTTGTTGCTGTATACAGAATTATAGAAATAGCCCACATTCTTGGTCATATTCCCGAATAAGATGAGTTTATCGTAGTCAGTACCCTCAAGCACTTCAAAGATTATATCTTTCACTCCACTTGCTTCATCAACGATAACAAGTAATTTTTCTTTATCTCCTGATTTAAAATTCCTTAACTGCTTTTCGCCTCTTAATATAGCTGTTACTTCTTCAATAGTAGCGTCATCATCTATGCTTGTTACTCCTAATTCTTCCATTATTTTATTGATTACATCGCCTTTATCTCCGTGTTGCCCTTGCATTCCCTCTGGTGTGCTTGATGTGATAGGAATTGCAAACCATTGTCTTTTATAGTCCTCGTGATTAATACTCATCACTTTATCATTTATGTTAAAGAGATTAAGTTTTTTCAATTCACTGTTACTATATGTTTTTGAAACTTCCGACCAGTAAATGGTCTTTAATTGACGATAAGTGGGAGCTGTAGCTATTACCCTTGAAAGTGGTCTTGTAGCTAACCAATAATTAGTTATTCCTCCTGCTAAGTTAGATTTACCTGTAGAGTGTCCAGCGGGTACACTTATTCTTCTATTGTGTTCAAATATTTTTAAAAACTTCTTTTGGTCATTAGAAAGAAAACGGAAGTTAAGAATATCTAAATAGAATTCTATAGGCTTCCCTCTGTAAAATTCAAATATATCTTTAACTTCCATTCTTTCGCTCCTTTATTTTCCCTATCATATTCTCTATTATTTCATTAGTATTATTAGCTTCCTCTTTTCCTGCTTCTAATTTCATTTCTTGCAATTCTTCATTTGATAATTGCTCGTCGATTTCAAGCACTTCATATGAAGTCAGTAACTTACCTGTTCTCATTAAATCATTTCCCATTGCTTTTAAATTATCGTAAGCTTTTTTTATTTCATTTATCTTCTTTATATTCTTAGTTTCTTTTACCTCTTTCAGGACATTTATTATAATGTTCCTTTTGCTTATTTCAATGTTTCGTAGCAATGTTTTCAAGTCAGGATAAACTTCATCTACTATCTTATCAAGATACTCTTCTGTTCTTGCAAGCCTTATCTGCCTTGCATTCTTAGATTTTCTATAGTAGGTAGCATTCGAAATCTCGTTTTCCCTCATTATTTCTTCTTTGCTTTTCCCACTTAAGATGTCTCTCTGTATTTTTACCTCTTTTTCATCTACAACTATTTTGTTTGGTTGTTTCTTCTTTTTGGTTTTTCCTCTTTTGGTTGTGATGTTTCGGTTTTTTTTAACCCACTTTTCTTTAGCACTCCAAGTTTTTATCGTATTTACATTAACTCTGTATTTTTTTGAAAGCACACTCATACTGGTTCCGTTTTCATATTCTATTTTGATTAAAGACTTCTCATCTTCTTTTCTCATTTTTACTCCATTTGTTTTTTCTGTTTTTTTGCATTGTTTTCGTACTTTTTCAACTCATCAATGTCGATTTTTTCAATTTTCATTTTTGTTCCTTTCTATAAATTTTATTTTTTCAATCAAATTTGATATTCTTATTATTTTCTGATTAGCTCTGTGAAGAGTTTTTCTTGAGTTTTCTACACTAATATTTAATTCAGAAGCTATCTCTTTATGGTCCTTGTTCTCTTCATTTCTCATTTTATAGACTATCTTCTCTCGCTTACTCATTAATTCAAAAGCTACTTCAAGAAATAGTTTCATTATATATTTTCTTTCTTCGTATTCTTTACTATTTTGAGAATTAAAAAACAAATTATCTTCATTTGTAAATTCATCAATATTCTCTCTGTAAAATTCATATTTCAATTTATTTCCTCCTAAAAAGAAAAGCCACTTCACAAATAGACCTTTTCAGTCTACTTATAAAGTGGCTCATACATCTGTAGTCTCGCCTGTATTAAATTAGTTTTTTTACTATATATTTTTTATTGTACTGCTTTCCATTCTTCCAGTACAATCTGATTTCACATTCGTTGCCCGTTTCTTTTAATTTCAATATATCATCTAAAATATATTGAATTTCTTTATCTTCTTTTATTATTTTTAAATATTTTTCTTCCAAGTTTCCTCCTATATATTATACCCTATTTTTTCAATATTTTCAATAGTTTTTGCTACTTTTAATCGTCCATTTTAGCAACTAAGAAAGCTATGATAATTAAGACTGTAGATGTTATCAAAGCTCCAGTTAGCACTAATTTGTCGACATCACTCATAATTCAAACTCCTTTCCTGCACACGATTTAAGATTATAGATACACTTAAATAATTGTATTTCCTTTCTCATTGATTTTATTTCTTCCTCATAACTTTTTATTTTCTCTTCTTGTGCCTCGATTTCGAGTGTGATTTCTTTTTCATCGAGTTTTTTAATCATTTCAATAATCTTTCGTATGTCTTGTTTTTCGTCCTGAAAATCTTTCAAAAAATCATCAATAAATTCTTCATCTTCCTTTTCTATTTTTGATTTAATTTTCTTTGTTCTGCCCACTGTTTATCCCCTTTCAGCAATTTACTCTCTAATGTGAGTAAACTGATTAGTTCAGAAGCTTTTTTCTTGCATTCTTCGTATATGTTTTTGTAGTATTTATCATTCTCAATGCCGTTTGCTATGACTGTCGAAATCAAATCTTCTAACAATCTTATGTGTTCCAAAGTTTTCACACTTACGATGTTTCTCTGATTAGATTTTATCCCAACCAATTTATTTACAAGATTTGAATAAACCATATATAGCTTATCTGCATTCTTACTTCCTTGTTTCTTCGACATCAGTATCAAACTCGCGATTACATCTGTTTCATTTCTTCTTGTTAATTTTCCCTGCTTTCTTGTTTCGAGCCATTCACTGTTTTGTTTATTTAACAGTGCTATTCTCAAATATTCATTTTCTTTTTCTAACTTAGAAATATATTCAAACAACCATTTTCTAACAAATTTGCTTTCTCTTGCAAATATTTGCCTGCATTGATTATAATTCAAGACAAACATCGGTCTTTTCTCGCCTTTTCCGTCAATATAATTAACGGACGAAATTTTCCGTTGGTTAATTTCGACTTCAAATTCATCTTTTATTATCTCCAGCAAATCTCCGTGTCTTAAATCTGTATGTTTGTTATTTCTCGCTTCCACTTTGGTCAATTTCAAACCATTTTCGACTTTGTAATTATATTCTTTTTCTCTAAATTCATTAATCTTTTCTAATAATTGAAAACTTGTCATATTTTCTTTAATCTTTACTAATTCACTCATTTATCTTTCTCCTCTCAATCGTTTTCCCGACATCAGCAAAACGATTAAATCCTTTTTTTTAATGCTTATACCATTTTGCTGACGTCGTCAAAATGGTTGTTATTCTATTCTTTCATAAACACAAGCCAGTGAGTTTTTGACCTCTTATTTCCGAACAAAGGTTTAAAATCAATAGTGGCCAAAATCTCATTTAATTTTATTTGTTCTTCATTCCACTTAAATATTAGCGTTCCGTTTTGTTTGAGTACTCTCATGCACTCATTAAATCCCTGCCTTATGTCCTCTTTCCATGTATCAGATTTTAGTTTTCCATACTTTTTGGCCAGCCACGAATTTTCTCCTAATTTGAGTAAATGTGGTGGGTCAAATACAACAAGATAAAAACTTTCGTTTTCAAACGGCATATGTCTAAAGTCAGCAATGACATCAGGATTTATTTTCAAAGTTCTTCCGTCGCACAATGTATCTTCAAAATATCTATTATCCATAAATATTGCATTCTCATTTTCCTTATCAAACCAAAACATTCTACTCCCGCAGCATGCGTCAAGTATCTTTTTCATTTTTTCTCCTTTCTTATTAAACCTTGATAATACCCCTCTTTTAGCCGTTTTCTAAATAACGCAAAGTGATTTGGGTAAGTGTCGAGCAATTCATATACTAACTGCTCATTAAGCCAAACAGGCTCTAAAATATAGTTTTTTATAAATTCGATTTTCGGAATACTGTGTATTTCTATGTGATGTTTCCTGCAAAGAGTTAAAAATCTGCTTTGCAATCCGTCATCAAGTTTGTAAGTCGTAGCGGTGCTTGAGATATTGTCATAATGTTCTAAGTCAACTATTTTCCCATTTTTAAAATCGTGCTTTTCTCCGCACACGCAGCATACCCTCTCTCTTAAACACTTGATTACGTATCTTTGAATGTCGGGAACTATTTCTCTGATATGTCTTTTAATTCTTGTATTTTTATCTTGAATGTATAAATTTATGCTATTTTCTATCGCAAATTCTATTATAAATTGAATAAATTCAGTTGCCTGCTCCAATGTTAATGGATTTTTCTTAAATGGACTTAAACTGAACTCCCCAATTTCATATATGCTACTAAACATATCTTTTAAATAGTCTTTTGTATACCCTAAATCATACCACTCTATACCCTCGCTAAACTGTTTAAATAAAACATATAAAAGTTTCATTTGTTCAATTGTTATAGTATTTTGAGGGATAATTTTAATTGGATAATTATTGATTTCTTCTTGCCATTCTTCAAGTTTTTTAACACTTTCATTAGTCGGGTACAACAGTCTTATTTCACAGTTTAATCTGTCTATTTCTACCGTTGCCATTTCTTTTCAGCTCTCCTAACTTTTTTAAATCTGAAATTTTCAAAGAGTTTTGAGTTTCTTTTTGAGAAAACTCTATCCTCTTCCGTTAATTCTTTTCCTAATCTTATTCTTTTTAATACTCTATTCATCGTCGCTCTCGTAGAACTATCCATTTTTAATTCATCTCCTTTTCTTTTTCTAAAGCTTTCTTAAATTTTTCAATTGCGTGTTCAAAATATCTAAAACTTTCTACTTGCTTATGCGAATAACGAGATTTGTCAGCTGCTAAATATCCATTTTCGTCAGTTTTTAAATTATATTCATTAGCAAGCATTCCTATTTTCTTAGCCGAAACTCCGATAATATTCCCGATTTCTGTTGCTGTATATGTTTTCTGTTCCAGTCTCGGTAATGGCAGTATATTCTTATCTGCTAAAGTATTAGCAGCATAAGCTGTCAAAATCTCTTTGTACATTTCGTTATCTGTATTCTTTGCAATTTCTAACAACTCTTTCGACATTTTCGCCCTACTGTATCTATCTCTTATTTCCTGATTTTTCTTCTGAAAATCAGAAACTGGTGCTATTTCCTTGACTATCTTTTTCAATGCAAAGTAACTTTTTACTAACATTTTTTGAATTTTCCAGCTTAAATCATCTGTAAATGTCTTTACTAACAAAAGATAGCCGCTTTCTGTGAATATTGGGATTTCTTTCATATTATTAGGGATAAATTCCTGAACGGAAATTTTTCGTTCAGAAATTTCATCTTTACTCACAAGAAAATAATCCTCTCCTAAAATAAATTTATCCTTATTATTCTTAAAATTCTTTGTTACATCATTGACTTCTCTTTCGTGTAGTTTTGCTATATCCCAAGCAGTTACAACTCTTTCTCCATTCCATTCTTTTATTGTCATTTCTTTATTTTCAATTTTTATTAAATTCATAACTTATCATCTCCTATAATTTTTCTATATTTACGATATTTGTAACAATGATATTTTTAACTTTCATTTGCTGTGTTTCTTCAATATGTTTTTTCATTAAGTTTTCCAATTTAGTTTTAAGTGTTTCAAAATTTTCAAAACTCATTTTTCTATTCACATTGACTGTAATTATGTTTTGAGACAAAAATATAACTCCCGTTTTTTCGTATTCTCCCGAATATGTTACAAAATAAGTCACGTTTTTCCTTTTTATTTTTCTCGATATTTTTTCAATCAATTTCATTGTTTTTCTCCTTTAAATAAATTTAGATAAATTAGGTTCTTCGAAAGTGTCGGGCTTAATTATCTTGCCGTCCTCTCTTCTTAGAACTGTTCCGTCTTTGCAAACTTTCGTCATGTTGCTACGATGTACTTCTTTAAATGCTTCATAGACTGTATGAATGTCAAAATCAGTTCTTTTCCGCATTTTTTCAGCAGTATCTGTTTCCCAAATTCCACCTTTCGACCACTTTTGCTTTGCTTGTTCTATGCTTTTGCTATTTTCAAGCAAATTTCCTACTGCTACATAAAACATATCGCAAATAGCGTCAAGTTGTTCTTTTCTTCTTAGCTTCTCTCGCTTAAATTCGCTTGCTTCTACGAATTCTTTTAATTCTTCATAAAATATATTCTCCCTCAATGTTTTTCTTTCAATGCTTTTGTATTTTCCTGTGCAAAGATATTCTCCGTCTCCCATTGCTCTGTAAAATTCTCCTACCATTTCAATCATTCCGTAAACTTGTTTATTAGTCATTTTATTTCCTCCTATTTTTTCTTTTCTAAATTCTTTAAATTTTAGTTTTATTTTGTCGTTTTTCTTTTCAGACTATAATTTATACCTTTTTCTTTTTCAAATTAAAATTAGACATAATTTTGACGTTTTGATGAGCATTCTGATGAATATATGTTACTCGATTTCTTGAACTTCAATTTCCATTCTCGGATTTTGCTTATCGCAACTATCAACTATTAGTTGACTGTTTACTAAGTATTTCACGCTGTCATCAACGATTATTCCCAGCTCCTTTAATGCGTCATTCAGAAATTTCCCGATGACCGAAGCCACGTTTTCTAAGTCGCTGCCGGAATTTTTGTAAAAATATCTATAGCGTACTTGATATTTTCCTTGTATTTTTTCTCTGTTCTTCAAAAGTTTCAATCTTATCAAATCGTGATAATCCTGTTTTACTCTATTTTTGATAAACTCATTTTCGTTCCTGTACCAGTTTAAACTCATCAAAGAAAGCTTGTTTTTCCTTGTCTGCCAATAAACTGGTAATTCAAGCTTAATCATCGCTATCACACTCTTTCAAATACCAGTCAAGATATGTTTTAGCTTTTCTATAATCCTCAACGCCGTTTTTCTTCTCTGCTCTGAACAAATATTTCATAATATTTCCTTTGCAGAAGTTTTTAAACCCCTCTTTTCCAAGCACAGATTTAATCACTTCTATGCTTTCGATATTTAAGCCCTCTAATTTGTAATGTTTCGGGCTTTTAACGTTGTCTTGTGCTTCCATTTATGCCACCTTTCTTATATTTTCTATAATTTCAGTCATATCTGTTTCGTATAGTTTCAATGCTATTTTGTACAAACCATTTATAAATGTTCTTGTAATTCTTGTTTTGCAAGGGTGTTAAAAACTTTACACCCAACTTCGTTAATTTCTATTTTTATCAATTCAGTCATCTTCTTTTCCTCCTGTTTTTTTCATATTTTCTCTTAAAAATATTTTTCAAAATCTTCCTTATGTAAATCTTTTCTTTTACTTTCCCAGCTGAAAGCATAAGGTTTACAGCGTTCTCTTATTCTATCGACTATTTTCCCGCTGTTGTGTATATCAGTAAATTCTCTCAACTGTTTTGCGTTCAAATTAGTGCTTATAATAATGCTTATCTGATTTTCATAAATCAGATTGAAAAACGTAAATAGCTTTTCTTTACCCCATTCTTCTGAAATATACTCGTTTCCTAAATCATCTAAAATCAGTAAATCGCACTCTAAAATATCTCTAAAAATAACATCATCTGTTATTTCAGAAAGTTTTGAATAAGTTTTTTTAATTCTGTTAAATAGACCGCTTAAACTCGTTCTGTAAACTTTATAGTTTTTAGAAAGAACATTGTAAATCGCTAAGCTGTAGTAAGTTTTCCCTGTTCCCTCTGCTCCTGAAAGATAAATTCCTAAGCCTTTTTCTTTGATTTTTTCAAAATTTTTACAAAATCTTTCAAAACTTTCTTTGTGCATTTTTTCAGTATCAT